TTTAAGAGAGTTGTTTACCGGAAGACCAGTATCAAATGAAACAAAAACAAAGATAAGCAATAGTTTAACAGGGAAGCCAAAGTCTGAAACACATAAAAAAAATATTGCATTATCTAATTCAGGTAAAACCATTGATGAAAATACCCGTTCAAAAATACGAGATGCCAGGATTGAATATTCGAAAAACAATAAAAAAATATGGGTAAATAATGGGGTAATAGAGACTGTTTCATCTAGTATACCGGATGGATTTATCAAAGGAAGATTACAAAAAAATAATAATGCATTCACTGATGGAACTGTGTATATATTACGAGAATCTTGTCCAGAGGGGTTTACTAAATCTGGTTGGAAAAATGGTAATTGGTACACCAATGGGATTGTGGAAGTTAAGGCAAAAAAGTGTCCAGATGGATTTTATGCTGGTAGATTATCTAAAAAATGGTGTAATAATGGTATTATAGAAATTAGATCAAATATACTACCAGATCAAAGTTTTATATTTGGGCGATTAAAAAATAATAACCAATTGGGGCAGGAATCTGCCACAGTTATGGATACCACGGAAACCAATGCTTTTGGATTTGAATAATGTTTGATACATATTTTTATAATAGCTCTATTAGATCATTGATTGTATCATTTGGTCAGTTATTTTCTGACATAAAAATTGTTAGATTGGATAATACAAACAAAGAGGTTGCAAATATTCAAGTTCCCTTGAGCTATGGCAACAAAGACAAATGGTACACTAGGACAACACAAGACCCAAATTTGGAACGAAATGTTATGAATGTGTTACCAAGAATGGCTTTTTCCATTGTTGGTATGAATTATGATCCAGATAGAAAATTAAATATAAACCATAAATTAAGATTTGTTGGAAATGAATCAAACAGAGTAAATACTATTCCAACTCCTGTGCCCTATAATTTTACATTTGAATTGTATATATTGGGTAAAACGAATAATGATGTATTACAAATAGTGGAGCAAATTTTGCCGTATTTCGGCCCATTATATAACATCACAATTAAACCGTTACCAGAAACAAATGTGGTACAAGATGTGCCAGTTGAACTGACCAATGTTGGAATGGACGACAATTATATGGCACCATGGTCAGAAGATAGACATATAATGTATACATTATCATTTGTTGCAAAATCTGTTGTATATGGTGGTATTGGTGCAAGTTCTATTATTAAAAATGTTACTGCTAATGTTGATGTTAATGGTGACATGAATAAATACAATGCATATATAACTCCATTTAGTGCGAATATTGATGATGAGTACAACATTATTGAACTATGGTATGCACAACACAACATAGACCAATTATTTAAATGAATGTAACTTATACACAAACAACTGGCACATATAGAATATATACAGGGGAATCTAATTATATAAATAGGGATGAATATGATGGAATTGCATCCATTATGTGGCTATCTCCAACAGAAGTATATTTGTATGGAGCATTAACCCATACTTCACATGGATTTAGCTTCTTGATATATATTTTAAATGATCTAATAAATCGTGATGTTATTTTTGTTAGGTTATCTAGGGCATCCAAAAGAAAAATGCCATTTGGAAAAATGATTGCTGATCATGGGTCAGAAAAGGAATGGGAAATTGATCTTTCCGATAGTGAAACAATAAAAAAGGTGAATAAATTTTATGCAAAATTACAAATGTCTTGAATGTTATAATGAATACACAATTTCATTTCCAGAATGGGTAGAAGATGCGATAGAAGATGTGGCATTTTGTCCATTTTGTGGCGAAGCATATATCATAAAAACTTCTGAAACAGAATATGAATAATGATTATGGAAATCCTTGGATTTTTAATGACACTATTTTCTATTCTAGCAGCATTTGTGATTATAGTTCCTTTGTCTACATTATTACTAATATTCTTACTAATAGAAAATATATTGGAAAAAAATGTTTCCACTCAATCAGAAAAGTGAAAGGAAAAAGAAAAAAATGTTTCAGTGATTGGGAAAAATATTATGGATCAAATGATACATTAAAACAAGATGTAAAAGAATTTGGTGCAGACAATTTCAAAAGAGAAATTATATATCTTTGTTCAAATAAAGCTGAAGCAAGTTATCTGGAAGCAAAACTACAATTTGAAAATGATGTTCTACTTTCAGATAACTGGTATAATGGTTGGATAATGTGTCGTGTAACAAAAACACATTTGAAATCACTTGTCAAGGATTGATAAAATAAACTTTTATTCCACAATCTGCAAACAATTCATTTGTTATTTCAATAGATTTTAACCAAGATGTGTCACCAGCTTGTGACAATAATGGTGAAACTACTCTAACAATTCCTGCATTAATGATTGATACAGCACATCTATGGCATGGATAAAATGTTGAATACAAAGTAGAACCAACTGTGTTACCATTGGTTCTACCAGCATTAATAATACAATTCATTTCTGCATGCACTACATAATCATATTTCTTTGGACTTTCCCAATATTCTGGATTTTCATCTTTTGAAAATCTTCTTGGTAACCCATTAAACCCAGTTGATACAATAATATCATCTTTAACAATTATTGCCCCAACTTGTCTACTTGGGTCTTTTGATGCAGTTGCAACAGATTGGGCAATACCCATATAATACAAATCACGATTTCTCAAAATAATTTTCTCAAAAAATTTAAGACTTTTTTCCGGTTGTTACCCTTGGTTTTTTGACAACTTTGGTAACAGTAGTAGAATCCTTTTTTGGTCTACCTGGAGATTTTTTTGTCGGTTCCGACACAGATTTTTTATCAATTTCTTCCACAATTTCATCTGGCACAACTCCAACAATTGCTTCAACAATTGCTTCAACAACGGTTGGGTCTGGGACAATTGGTGCAACATCAATAGATTTATATACTTCACCACTGAAGAAATTTTTAGCAGAAAAAATCCTTCTATTAGATAAAAATGATTGCAAATTATCTGGTTTCACAAATTCAGCATATGCTTTATCATGACCTTCACCAGTAACTTCTAATGCGATCCATTCACCACGCTGAAATATCCCATCCATATAAAAAATTTCTGGAAGCATTTGCATCATTTTTAATTTTTCAATGCCAGGATATCTTTTATCGAATTTGCCATCTTTTACAGCAGTAATCAAATCTGTTTCTGTATAATGAAGTGCTTCCAACATTTCAATAAATCTTGTTTCTCTTTTAATATTGTTTTGAAGAGGACTTGGTTTAAAATAAATGTACAAGGTTTTCAATTCCATTGACAGGGTTGTGTATGCCAAATCTGGTGGAACAGTTTCATCCCTTTTATGTGGTGGCATACCAGGGGGCAAATCCCATTCAATAGTTGGATTGTACACAATACTCAAGAACTTTTTTAGATAGGAATTTGATGCAATTTTGCTGATTGCAGCATCTTTTTCAAATGGTGGTGCAATAGAAACATCATGCAATAATTCATGCATATTTTTTGTATAACTCATATTTTTTTACTCTTTCCTTCCCAATTAAAATTTCTAGGTGACTGTAATGCTAAACATCCGCATGATGTATTTTTTCTAAGATTTTTGTTGTCCATTGTTTTAGTTGTACCACATTTATGACAATAAATGACACATCTTTCAAATACTATATCTCTAAAAAATGCTTCTGGTTTTGGTGGATAGTCATATATATTTCCATCATGGTGAACAAACCCAACAACTTCCATATCATTATATATATCTCCAAGATTATTTCTATTTTTCTGAGTCCACACCACACTAAAAATCCCCAATATCTTGTAACAATAATCTATATTTATTTCTTGCAAGATAATTGAACACCTTCGATCCATCTTTTGTTGGTTTATTTTTCCATTTTGAAATAATATCGGACACAATATTTTCTGGAATCATATTTAAATCAATTAATTTCTCATTTTCATAATATCTATCCAAAAACTCTTCTGGAACACCATTCTCTACACAATCTTTCAAAAATGGTTTTGAAATTGGTTTTTGTCTAATCTTGTCAACAAATGAATTTGATACAGATTTAATATTTGGAATTCCATCACCAGAATCTCCACCAACAATATGTTCCCGCAAAAATTCATCAACTGGTTTAACCAATTTAACAAATTCCTTTTTCTTTGGATCATATTGATGAACATTTTCTGATAGCAATTGGTATACATCATGATCAGTTGCGATAATTAAATGTGGATATCCAGTTGTTCTTGACAGAACAGCAATTATATCATCAGCTTCTGCGCCATCTATCTCCATTACATGATATGGGAAATATTGGATCAAATCTGAAACCAATTCATCCTTTATTTTGAACACAAGTTCCCAATCTACTACAGAATCTTCCCTTTTCTTTTTCCTATGTTCTTTATAATATGGGAAAATTTCTTTTCTCCAATAATTGCGCGAATCTATGGCAAATACTAATTGCCCATACTTGCGCGAATATGTTTTATTATATATTCTTAACATATTGAAGAATATATGTTTTATTAAATTTGCCC